TTATTACAAGAACTCATTAACAACCTCCTCCACCTTTGAACCAAGTATATCTTTCATCTTCTTCTTTTAAGTCTTGTAAAAAGGTACTATTTAATTGTTCAACAATTGATTTAATAGCTCTATTAACTTGTTTTTGAGTAGAGATATCATATTTATCTTTTGGTTCTGGAACTCTTACATTTATTTTTGCCATTATCTTCTACCATCCTGTTGTATATCTAATCTAAACGTTCCAAATCTCCAAGACTCAGAACTAGAATCATTTTCTATTTTTATATTTACAAATCTTCCTCTTGCTCTTGTATCCTTTTTAGTTGTAGTTGAATCTATTGTAAATGGACTTAAAGTGCTTGTACTATCAGATTGTTGTGGGTATCGTTTAATTGCTAAAGTTACTTTTGCATTACCTTGAATAGATTCAAAATCAGGTACAAATCTTCTTACAGCTAAAAATACTTCTCCTGCTATTCCGCCTTGACTCTGTAAATCAAAATCAAAAGACTTAATATAAGAAGTAACAGTAGTTACAGTTCCATTTTCATCTATTTGATCTGTGCCTACTTCATGTTCAAATAATTGAGTTTTACCTAATCCTGATTCCCCTATTACAACAGGAAAGGTCCCTGATGCCTGATCCGTGAATTTAGTTGCAAAAGGTTTAGGATAAATTTCAGCATCTACCCAAGAAGTTCTAGCTTCAGTTCCAGTATACCATACTTTATCTACATAATTATATATTACATATTTATCATTATAATCTGAATTAGCAGAAGGATAATACCAAATTATTTCTGTATAAAGATGGTTAATTCCAGCATAAATTTGTTGACCTTTTGTAGTATCTATATCGTCAAATACATAATCTTCTACAGAACAAGGTAATGATCTAACTGTACCATCATAAGCAAAGAATCCTTTTTGACTCATCCAAAAAGCAATACCATCTATTTCTATCGCTGCATTTTTACCAATCAATCCACAACTAGTTCCAACTTGTTGAAAACCAAAAGTAAAAGGAGGACCTATAAATCGCATATCAAATAATGCATTATCTGTCCAAACCAACATAGTTTCCTTTGCTTTTACAACTCCCATTAATTTAGTTCCATCTTGTAATCTTTGTGATCCTGCTGTGTTAATACTAGTTGGAGTATAGTCATTAATATTTTCTTGATCTGAAAATCTTATAAACATATCATCTTGAGTCGTTGCATCTCCAATAGTCGTTTCAGTTCCAAATTGAACTAAATATCTTGTTGTAGGAGAAACCATAGAAAATCTACTTGCAGTTGGATTGTTGGTTGTTTCAAAACCAGAAGTACTTGTAGATGCTCTAACTGCTAATGGAGTTACAGCTCCTGCATTCCAAGTAAATGTTTTTCCATTTGCAATAGTTGCAATTAAAACTTGTCCATAATTATCAAGACTCCAGAGGCCTGGTTCTAGAATCACATCACTTGAAGTTTTAGCCGTGCCCCAAGTACTTGATCCCCATGTTCCTGTTCCCCATCCATAACCGTATGTTTGTGTTTGAGGACCTACAGTTTCATATGGAGTTATGTCTATAGATCCACCTGGTCCTGCACTACCGGTTGCAGCTGAACTTTGTGTAATTACAAAATTATCAGCATCAGTAACACTTGTTACTTGAAATAGTTTATCATCAAAATCAGTTGGATTATATCCTGTGCCTATTGGCAAAAGTGTATTATCTAATAAAATAATATCACCTTCACTCAATCCATGACTAGTATAACCAATCGTTACTTGATTAGAAGATGCTGTAGTTTCAATTGTAGCAGATGATAAAGTTGTTTTTAAAGGTGTAATATCATAGAGTTCACCATCATAATATATAAGTAAAAATTTATCTGTACCAATTGCAATATATTTATTACCTTCTAAATCAGCAAAAGCATACATCTGTCTTGCAACACCAACAATAGATTCTTTAATAGGAGACTGCCATCCTCCAACTTTTTCAGGTAAAGCATATCTAAATCTTACATTATCAGAATCTACCCAACGCTGTTCTGCACCTGCACTGGTATTCTGTTTATCTATTCCAGGTAATAATTTAAAATCAATAAGAGCCATGCTCCAAGCTCCTTATGCTGTATTTGTTTTGTATGCCCAACCTCTTGTCGCATCTACGTAAACTAAAGTAATTGCTTGACCATTTGTACTTAAAGTTAAATCCGATGCAGCTGAATTTATAGGCTCACCATTTCTACCAACAGTTAAGTTATTAGTATTAAAAGTGCCTCTTGCATCAATAATGGTTACTTCATCTCCTGTAGAAGGAGTTGCAGGTAAAGTCACGGTTATAGTTCCAGAAGTAGTATTTGCTAAAATTTGATCATTTGCAACAGCGGTATAAGGACTGTTTGAATCAGTAATTGTATTATATCCTTTTGTAATTAAACCTTGATTAATATTTGTACCATCAGAATAAACCAAAGCTTTACCACCAACAGGTAAAGTAACTCCTGTTCCAGATACTGTTGAAATAGTTAAAGTATAATTACTAGTAGTTCTTGTAGTTGCATCTTCAACAATAAAAACTCTTTCTGCTGTATCAGGCATAGTAACTGTTCTATTACCTGTTAAAGTTCCAGTTAATTTATAATATAAATTTTTACCATTTGAAGTAGCGCCATCAGATAAAGCTAAATTTACATCTGCACCACCTACAGCTAAACTTAAATAACCTGTAGCTATTTGTTCTAAGATTTGTAAATTAGTGTTTGTAATTCCACCCCATGTACCAGATTTTTCTCCAGTAACCATTAATTCAAGTTTAGCGTTTGTTGAATAACTCGATGCCATATTTATCTCCTTGTATGTTAGTATAATATATTAATTTTTTAAAACGTCAATGTTTTATGGAGTTGGAGGAAGCCCTACAGGATCTATTTCGGTCCATGTATTTATTGCTCCTGTTGAAATTGGAGTCCATGTTTGATCTACACCTGGATCAATTTCACTCCAAGCTCTGATAAATACATTATTTGTGTTAATATTTAATCTGTTTCCAGTTACAAAAACATTAGCATCTGCTGTTACTGTGACATCACCAATTGAAGCATTGATTCTATTTCCAGTGACATTTACAGTCGCGTCTCCAGTAACTGTAACATCTCCAATTGCAAAGTTTAGTTGACTTCCTGTTACATTTACATTTGCATCTGCTGTAACTGAAACGGTTCCTGTTGAAACATTTAATTGCTCACCAGTTACATCTACATTAGCATCTCCAGTAACTGTAACATCTCCGATTGCGAAGTTTAATTGATTTCCTGTTACGTTTACATTTGCGTCTCCAGTGACTGCAACAGTTCCTGTATCTAAATTTAATCGTTCACCAGTTACATTTACATTTGCGTCTGCAGTAACTGAAACAGTTCCTGTAGATACATTTAATTGTTCACCGGTTACATCTACATTTGCATCTCCGGTAACGGTAACATCTCCGATTGCAAAGTTTAGTTGATTACCTGTAACATTAACGTTAGCGTCTGCTGTAACTGAAACAGTTCCTGTTGAGACATTTAATTGTTCACCAGTTACGTCTACATTAGCATCACCTGTTACTGTGACATCTCCTATTGCAGCATTAATTCTATTACCTGTAACAGGCACGTTAGCGTCTGCAGTGACTGTTGCTGTTCCAGTAGATACGTTTAATTGTTCACCAGTTATGTCTATATTAGCATCACCTGTTACTGTGACATCACCAATTGAAGCGTTAATTCTATTTCCGGTAACATCTACATTAGCATCAGCTGTAACGGTTGCTATTCCTGTTGCAACATTTAATTGTTCACCTGTGACATCTACATTAGCATCTGCTGTAACTGTAGCTATTCCTGTAGATACATTTAATTGTTCACCTGTAACATCTACATTAACATCACCTGTTACTGTTACATCTCCAATAGTAAAGTTTAATCTATTTCCTGTGACATCTACATTAGCATCTGCTGTAACTGTAGCTATTCCGGTAGATACATTTAATTGATTTCCTGTGACATCTACATTAGCATCACCTGTTATTGTAACATCTCCAATAGTAAAGTTTAGTCTATTTCCTGTGACATTAATGTTAGCATCAGCTGTGACTGTAGCCGTTCCTGTTGCTACATTTAATTGATTACCAGTAACATCTACATTAGCGTCTCCTGTTACTGATACGTCTCCGATTGTAAAGTTTAGTTGGTTACCTGTAACATTTACATTAGCATCAGCTGTAACTGTAGCTGTCCCTGTTGCTACATTTAATTGATTACCGGTAACATTTACATTTGCATCAGCTGTGACTGTTACATCACCTACTGAGGCATTTATTCTACTACCAGTAACAGCAACGGTTGCGTTTACTCGTTCTATAGACGCAAAAGGAGCCGTAGAAAATGAGGTTGAACCAAAAAACATAATAAATCTTACTTATTTTATTTAAATAAGTAGTTTTATTACAAAAATTAAGAATTGGGAAGACCTAACATTGGTCTTTTATCATAAAAATTTTCAATAGAATAAGGACCATTAATATCATTATAATGTAAAAATACTTGACCGCATAAATTTCCTTCAAATATCTCACGCCAATGTTCTAATTCACAACCTCTATATATTAGCATATCTCCTACATTTAATTCTATTTTTTTATTGTCTACAAATATAGGCCAAAGATCACCACCTAAATTTAATGTGGTAGATATTTCACAACTAGGTCTATCTTTATGCTTTTTTAATTCATTACCTTTTTCATAAATTCTTGCATAAGAATAAGTAGGAATTAAATCTAGTTCTGTTTTTTGTTTCATTAAAGGTAACAATTTCATCATCAATGTCTCCATAACAAAATCACCATAATGAGCATAACTATTAGAAACCTGTGGATCGTTAAATTTACCTAAAAATTCAGATTGAGAAACTAGACTGTTATCATATGCAAATTTAACAGTATCTCTTTTTAAGAGAAAATAGTTAAAACAAAAATTAGCTAGTTCATAAGAAATAGCGTTTTTTACTATGGTATATTTGTTGTCTTTAAAACTCATTGTTGTATAAAATTAAAAGATACAGATATTCGTATATCATTTGATAAATTGATTTCTACTCCATGTGATAACCACGCTGGAAACATTATAATCCTTCCAGCTATTGGTTTATAATTAACAGTTTTCCAAAATTCTTTTTCATTATTCTTTTTTCTTTTGGGAGAAATAAAATCAGATCCTAATCTGGGATCTTCTATATATAAGTTTCCACAGTTTTCTGGAGTTTTAACATAATATACACCAGACCATAAAGAATTTGGATGAATATGTGTTTTATTATATGCACCTTGTTGATTAATATTAGCCCACATATTACCTAAAATAGGTTCTCCATCTAAATGTTGATCTATATAAATTTCTTTTTGCATTTTAACTAATTCATTTATTAAAGATAAATATTCTTTTTTTAAATGCATATCTGTTGAAGAATGCCAACCTTTAACATTTGTTCTTAAAATACCTTTTTCTTTTTTACTCCACTCTATTATATTTTTTTCTATTTCTGTATTAATATCAATGTCTTTTATATAAATAGGTGTTGGAAAATAATATTCTTTTATCATTTAAAAGCAGGTCCTCCAAACCATACAACTAAAGATTTTCTATTTCCTTTAATTACAGGAGAGACTCTATGTCTAATAAAAGACGCAAAAAACAACGCCTGTCCTCTTATTAATTTTGCTTTTCTACCTGTGTCCATTATTTCTAAGTCTCCACCTTCAAACTCATTTTCATTTGAAAGTAGAACTGACATAGATATTTTTCTAATTGGCGGGTGTTTTTTACCATCTAAAGACATATCAACATGCCAATCATAAAAACCTCCTGGATCATATTCAGTATATTGTGCTAATTCATTAATTTGAATTCCTTCGAATCCAAAAAAATTATTATTTATTTGATGAACAACATCATTTAAACGGTCGTACATAGGTTTTAATTTTTCAAAAGGAATCCAACTAATATTAGAATCTCTTATATTTTCAATTGATTTTTGTTCAAATACTGTTCCTTTAATTTTTAAACACTGTCTTCCGGTTTTAATTATTTCATCACATTCTTCATGTGTAAATATAGGTGTATTAGTGGTTACGATAAAACTTTTCCAAGATGCTTCTTTAAATTTCATATACTATTTTTTATTCCTATAGCACAAGCTATTACAATTCTTTCTTCTTCTATATATCCTGGTTCTGGAGAATGATCAAGATAAGATGGCCATACATACCAATTATTTATTTCAGGAATTATCTTTATATTATCTTTAAATAAAGTTCCTAAATTAGTTTTTGTTAAATAACAAAGAGCAGATATCTCTCGAAACCCTTTTTGAGTTAAATGATTATGCCAACCTTCTATAATAGTTGAATTAGCGGGATTATAAAAACACCATGTTTTTATATAACCAATATCAATAAAATCTGTATTCAAATATTTTTTAAAAGATAATAGTAAAGATTGTTTAATTATATCGAATTTTCTGTCTAAAAAAATTCCACTTTGTTCTCTAGGATGAGGACATTTTGGATAAAAAATGCAACATGGAACTTCTTTAATATATTCTTTTATTTCCTTTTGTAGTTTTTCATTATTTAAATTACTTAGTAATTCACAAGAATATTTTTTAATCATACTAAAATTTTATATGCTCATATTTTTGTTTATAAGATTGTGGTATTAAATCAATAAATGAATTATCATCCACAGTATAATTTTCTTTTATTTTGTGTAAATTATGTCCTAAAACAGAATCATCATATTTTATACCATTTAATTCAAATTGATTTAAATCAAAAAAATTATGATTAAATTTTTTTATATTTAAAAATTCATATATTTTATTTATTTGATATTCTGGATTACTAGCTAAATCATGATATTTTATCATACATATATTTTCAAGTTTTTCATGTTTATATAATTCTTGAATTGCAGTTAAAGACATTGCAATCATACCATCTTTTCTCATTAAAAAATTTAATTTTTCTTCAATAGAAGAATATTTATTTAAAAAACTAGAAGGTTCATCATGAGCCCATTTTAAAAATGAAGATAAAACTTCTAATAAATCTCTAACTAAAACAATATATTTTACATCTTGATTTATATATTTTTTTATAAAATTTCTATTACCCGGTAAGGATGCCAAACTTCTATCAATAATATATTTTTGTTTCCAATGAGCATAATAGTTATTAAATAAATTATTTAAGACATTATCTAAAGATAAATGATCTGGATAATTTAAAAATAAACTATCATCTTTTAAGGAAATGATTTTTTTCATTAATTCAAACGTTATTGAATTCGGTGTAACTGCTATTTCTGAATTTTGATTTAATATAGATGCTAGTAAGGTATTTCCTGTTCTTGGTAAAGAAACTAAAAAATGATATTGTTTATTTGATATAGGGGCTTTCATTTTTTAAAACTTTTTTGTAAAATTTATAATATTTTTTTAACTCTAAAGGCTCTTCATTTTTTGCTATAATTATATTAACATATTCAATTTTTAATTCTTCACAAGCTAGATATCTATTATTACCTATACACACTTTATATTTATTGTTATCCATAACAACAGTTAATGGATTTATTAAACCTTTTTCTTTTATACTTTCTAAAACCTGTTTATAGAGATCTGTTTGTTTTTGAGCTTTTATATTTATTTTTTTATTTCGTAAAAAACAATCACTCAGTTTTACTTTTTTGACTAAGTAGTTTTTCTCTTTCTTGATCATAATTTTTAATTTGATTTTCTTTTATTACTTTGTCATAAGTATCTTGTAAAGCTAAAGTATTAAAAATTTCTGGCATACTCGTTCCTGGTGTAAAAGATTTAACTCTATTATTTATAATTGATTTTAAACTTTCTCGTTTATGTGTATCAGGATTTTTTGTATCAAAAGTTCCATCATCTAATTCTTCTTTTAATTTAGACCATAATCGTATTTCTCTTATTCTATGTCTTGCAGTATTTTTAACTCTAGCATAATCTAATATTCTTTCATCTAATTCAATTTTTAATAATTCTTTATCTAACTCATCTTTACATTCTTCAATGCTTTTTTGTAGTTTTTTTATTTTTACGTCATTTTTTCTATTATCTATAGAAAGAGATAATAAACAATCTAAATGAACATCTTGTTCTCTAACACATTGCCAATACTTAGATGCTTTTGTTGGAAATTTATAATCATTTAATACAGAAACTCTCATTTCTGTTTCAGTTCTAAATAATTGTTTTTTACTCCAAGTATCTTTTAATTCCGGTGTCAATTGTTTAAAACATTCTAAATCATCTTTATCTAGAACATCTTCTAAATAACGATATTCATTTTCTAAAACCTGTTTGGTTTCTTTTTTTACAATTAAATCTGACATTTAAATCTTTCTTATTATTTTATTTACTATGAAGAAGTTATAGTTTGAGTTTGAAATCCTCCATCTAATTCTTCTGTAGTAACAACATTTGGACCATTTCCGACTGCTAAAGCAGAACCTTGACCTGTCCCTGATGCAGCGCCACCATTTGATCTTGCTAAACTCATAGTTGGACCTGTAGTAAAAGAAGTTCCATCATAAAATGATGTTGTAGTAATAGCAGGTTGTCCGCCGAAAACAAGTCCGTCAGTTTGAGGACCTGCTCCTCCCATTCCTTGTTGATTAGGCCCTACGCCTGGTACATTTGACCAACAAGTTCCATCATATTCAAAAACGTTTGTAACATATCCTGCAACCCAAGCGGCTGTTTGAGATCCACCTCCTGCATGACTGTTTACATGTGTCCCCATAGTATTTCCATTTGCCCAAGAAGTTCCGTCGTATTCTTGTGAATAATTACCAGCTCCAGGATTTACTCCATCATAAGAAAAACCTCCAGCTGCTAAACCTGCATCTCTAGTTCCCATACCCCATGATTTTTGAACTCCAACTTGCATGTTATTACCTAAAGCCCAACAAGTACCATCCCATAATTGAGTTTGTTTTGAATTTGGACCCGGTTGTGCTCCAAAGCTAACTGCAGTTCCTTGAGGTGCTTGACTAAAAGATCCCCCTAGAGGACCTGAAGGATTAACTTGATCATTTTCTGCTGTAAAAGCTGTTCCATCATAAGATTCTGTTTTACCATTTGCAAAAAAACCTGGATTAAATCCTCCAACGTGTAAAGCTGCTGTTCTTACTCCGTTACCTTTAGCGCCTCTTCTTCCAACATTTAAATCTCCGCCACTAGCCCAAGCTGGAGTAACATAAGTTCTAACTTTTGCAGTTGCTGAAGTACTATTATACCAAATTTGCCCTTCAGTTGGGTTAGCAGGATCAGAAGCTGTTGCTATAACCGTTTGTCCTTTTTCAGTTTCGTAATTTGACATTTTTTACTCCTCTAATGTTTCTAGCATAGGTCTTTCACCAATTCTAGTATTTTTTTGTTCTGTTGTTTCTCCATCAATATTGTCATTATCCCAATCTGTTTGATAATTTTGAATCTCAGCATTTACAATAGTTTCAGCTTCATCTTTTGTTTTAATAGTTCCTAAAACTTCATTGATCCATGCGTTAGCTTTTTTATTGTGAGCAGGAACTTTATAAATATTTCCTGGATATTGTCTTATTTCAAAATTTCTTCTATCATCAAATTCAATAAAATCTTTTCCCCAATTTTCAGCTAATATGTAATTATAATTTTTATGTGCCATTATTTATCCTTTATTAACCAACCTTGTGTATCGTCTACAAAGACAAGACTAAAACCAGCTCTTTCAGTGTTGACGAAAAAATTTCCTGTTTGTCCATTTATTTTTTTTCCAAACGGATTAATTTCTAATGCGTTTGTATCAAAAGTTCCGGCATAATCTATATATGATATTGTATCTCCTAAACTAGGAGACGCAGGTAGTGTAGTAGATATTGAAATACTGGTTGTATCTACAAAGTATCCTTTTCCTGCTTCAGAAGCAAAGGTACCAGTTTTTTTAGGTTGCCAATCAGTATTAAAATTAGTGCCTGCTGGATAACTAACAGTAGCATTAGATATGTCTAATGTAGCACCAGAAGGTACAGTAAAAGTATCACCACTATCTCCTAGTGTAAAACTAGTTCCTGATTGTGGACTTACCTTATTTACTTTAATTTCACTCATATTTTAACCTTATGTTTTAATACTACATTATAGATACTAATTCAATATAATTAATTTACCTGTAATACCTAAAGTACCTGTTATATCAACTGGCCCTGCTAATACTCCAGAATCCATTGTTTGATCTTGAGAAATAGTCGAATTGTGAGTATTCACAAAATCTTGAGCCACCATAACTGGTGATGGAATTCTAGTTGCAGGAAGCGTACAAAAAATATCTTTTGTTCCAGCAGAAAAGTTAACTAAACTATCAGAATTAGATGAAGATATTACAGAATCTCTTGAAAGTGTATCAGGCGCACCTGCGGTTATACTTCCAATTCCTACTTCAAACTCGGAACTTCCACTACTGGATATTGCATAATAAGTAGAATTTGTATCTCCTATTCCACTTGCAAAAGTTTCATAACCGGTGACTGCACCCGCTAATGAAATATTTCCTGTTCCAGTAGTTGTGGTTGTTTCCTTAACTCTGTCGTTAAGTATAAAAGCCATTTCTACTATCCAATTATTTTATTACGCGTCGCCTAATCTAATGATAGCATTAGATGAATCGTTAGCAGGGAATACAACAACAAAATCTCCATCTGTTGATATTTTAGTTCCGCCAAAATCCAAAACTAATACAGCTTCATTACCGGCACTACTTTTGTAAATCAAAGCTCCAACTGCAGTAATACTTGCTGATGTCCATGTTGCATCACCAAAGTCTAAGTAAGCAATGTTACTTCCTACATTTACACCTGTATTACTTAAAGTTTCTCCACCAGTAGTATAACCACCTCCAGATGCAACTTCGTTTGCTGCTCCTGTGTAAGTAGTAGTACTAGTACTGAAACCTGCTAATGATGTAAATAAAGCTATTTTAAAAGTGTCACCTCCAGAATCAAAATTGAAAGTTCCTTTTAAAAGATCTGTTTTAAAAGAGTCAGGTACTATGTTTGCCATATTTATTTCTCCTTAGTATTTTGATGGGGATTCCGATTTTAAAGGAGTACGAATGATCCCATCTTGCCACTCGTCTCTCCGTCTTCTACCTTGTTGTTCGATAGAATATGATTGCAATGCTCTTTGATAAGATCCTTCGTAAAACTGCAACATATCTGCAGGACCTTTCAAATAACCATATGCTTCTACCAGACATCCATACAAAAGTAAATCTTGATATTTGTTGGATACATAAGTACCTATAGCACTTACGCTGGAATCTGTCAAACTAGTTGGTTGTTTAATATAAGCCATTGTAATTTGGTAAGTATCATCCGGAGTTGGAGCTACCACCCAATAATTAGCATCCCAATTAGCATAATATTTAGGTAATCCAGATTGTGTTCCTGGAGTGTTATAGTATTCAGACATAAAAGAAGTATCTCTTTTTTCTAAAAATACTTGATTGCCACTAGAATCTCTTAATTGAATATATCGTATAACTCTTAAATCACCTGGAATAGTTACATATCTATTTCCAGTAACTAAATCGGAAGTCGCATAAAATCTATTATCATCCGCATCGGAATCTCTGTAAATTCTATTCTCAGCATTTTTTATAAAAGTATTTAAAACACCAGTTGAAAAAACTGTACTATCAACTTCAGTGTAATCTTTTATATCATCTTGTAAATTTGTTAAAGTGTATGCCATTATGGTGTTAATGTAACTGGACCTGCAGTCGCAGTCATTCCTCCTGATTTTTCAGTTACAGTAGGAGTATCTCCTAATGTAAAAGTATATGTATTTGTATTAATAACAGTTATAGCATATCCGCTAGCATTTTCAAATACTGTATACGCAACTCCTCCTGGAGATCCATCTACATTTCTAAAAACTACTATATCTGAAGTACTTCTTCCATGACCAGGTTCTGTGACTGTAATTGTTGTAGATCCAGACGTAATATCAAATGGATTACCTGGTAATAAACTTTCTGTAGCAGGCTCAGTTCTATCTGGTCTAGCATTTCTTAAACCTTGTCCATCAGTATTTGTTGGTTTAGGTTCTAATTGTGGATGTTTAGCTTCATATTCTGAAACATGAACTCTTGATCCATTCCATTCTATAACCATTTCGGAATATGGAAACGCCATACCAGAACGATCCGATATGAACTGAGCAAATTTTCCTTTACTTAAAGCCATGCTATACCTCTGGATAATAAGTTCTTGGAGTAATAAAAGAACTTGAAGAAGAACCGTCTTCTTGTAAAGCTCTTTGTAGTTCATCTTCATATAACATTTTTAACATTTCAATTCTTTGAGGAGCAAATTTAATTGCTAAATAATAAGCAAGACCTGCAATCATACAAGGAACAAATCTATAAGGTACATCTGCTTCATTAGTATAGGCTCCGGCATCTTGGATTCTTTTTACATAATAATAATTAATTGTATTACCTGCTTCAGTTGAGCCTGGAACTAAATATAAATTAATTGTAATTTTATCTATAAATCTTTGAACAAAATATTGAGTAGGAGTTCCTGTATCTGTTTTATTAGATAAACCTTGATACGCGGATCTATTTATTTTTGTTAATGGAAAATCAACATTTGAAGAATTTCTATAAACGGCTTCTAAAATATCATCAACTCCATAAATAGCTGTTGCATCAGAAGTTCCATCAGCAGTTGATCTATACATAGTATATTCTGATTGACCATTTACTAGTGTAATAGAATTATTACCTACTTCCCAATAATGTAAACCTCTATTCGCCCATTCTTGAAATAAAATATTTAAAGAACGTCGTGCACCTTTTAATTGATATCCAGATACACCTTGAATACCAATTCTTTCATAAGCTTCTTCTACAACATCAGCTATAGAAAAACTGGATTCAAAAATTGTTGTTCCAGAGGTAGCCATCTACTCTCCTTATTTATCTATCAAAACAGTTAAATTAGCTAAAGACAAAGTTGAGCTTTTCATTCCACCTGGAAATAAAATTCCATCTTCTGGTAAATTGAATGAAAAAACATCTCCTGCAGGAACACCTGCAGAAAATAAAGTTGTACTATCAGTATTATCTTGTAATACAACTGAACCTGCTGTTGCAGCATCAGTTGATTCAATAATAATTCCTCTTAATCTTGTTCTGCCAGCAAAAATAACTCCAGTTCCTCCTGCTGCTGTTTGTCTAACTGCTTTTACATCTGATTTCATATTTTAATCTCCGTTAAATTTATGTGGGCCCGAAGGCCCACAAGAATTATTTATTAACTAGCGTCTGAAGAACCAGCAACACCGATGAACTTAAGTACAACAGTTGCACCAGTTGCTCCTGGGTCACCACTTAATACA